TATTTCAGGCATTCAAACACAAGAGTATGACTTAAAGCAGTATGGTTCTAAGTCATTACTTGAGTTAGCATCAAGTGCGGGAATTAATGCTTTGAGCGGTGGGGCTTCTGGCTCTACAAACGGAAGCACAACCAGTAACCGAGGTCAAGGAAGTTACGACCCAATGCCAGATGAAAGTCTTATTGCAACATTAAAGGCTGCTGGTTTTACTGGTGAAGCGTTATCAATTGCGTATGGTGTAGCAAAGGCTGAATCTGGTGGAAGGGCTAATGCTAAAAGCCACCCTAGTCTTTTAAAAGATGACTCATACGGATTATTTCAAATTAATATGTTGGGTGATTTAGGACCAGCACGTCGTAAAACACACGGGTTGAATTCAAATGAAGATTTGTATGACCCAGCAACAAACGCCAGAGTTGCTTACGCAATATCTAAAGGCGGAACAAACTGGAAGCCTTGGTCTGCTTACACAAACGGACGTTACCTAGAAAGACTTGGACCTTCGGGTGGCGGTAGTCCTTCTGTAGCCACACTTAGTTCTTCCTCTACAGGAGTTACTTTGTCTCCTTCTATAACAATCAATGTTAACGTGCAACAAGCCTCTTACGCTGAAGCAATGAACTTAGTTGAAATTGTTAAGAGTCAACTTGAAAAAGAAAACTTATTTAAGTTAGTGGGTAAGAAATAATGGGTAAAGACATAAAAGGACTAGGTGCAAAGTACCAAAGAGATAACCTCATTGCTATTGGAGTTTCTAAAGCAAATGAAACACTTGCGAAAGAAAAAGCCGCTCAAAAAAAGGCTGAGGAAGCAAAAGCAACCCAAAAAACTCTTAAAGGGATTCAACAACAAATAGAAACACAAGCACGACTAAAAGTGTCGGTATCTGCAAATCGTAGCCGTCTCCAAGACGTTCTTACCTCTCTTATTCTTGCAAATGCTCCTGCAAATCAGATAGTGGCTGCGAATAAAGACTTTACCGAAGCGAGNAACACTGTTACAAAAATTGACGCTAGTATTAAAAGACTTCAAGGTGAGTACGCTAAAGAAGCAAAAGGTTTAAAGACTGAATCAGAGAGATTCCGTACAGAACTACGTGTTCAAAAAGCACTTAAAGACGCTAAAAGTAACAAAGGAAATTCTACTCCTGTTAAACCTACTCAACCAGCACCACCACCACCTGCTGCGAAAAGTATTCGTTTTAATGCTCCAATGGTAAAGAGCGCATATTTTAGAAACAATTCTGTTGTTGACAGAGCCTTATTATCACAAGCGGTAGAACCAATGTTGGCTGCAAAAATGGTTGAGACTCTAAGTACTTTTGGTGACGGAGACACTAACAGGGGCTTTATTGTCCCTAATAAAAAAGCAATGGAGGCTGCACTGTCACGTCAGTCACCAAAAGAAAAAGCCATAACAGGTGGTTTTAAAGTTCCTCATGGCTTTAGATTTCACTACAACCCGCAAGAACTAAACCAAACTATTGGAACATTACAAGGCATTTCCCCAGAGTTAATGATGTCTGGAAAAGACCAAGCAAACATGATAACTGCCCCAACTCAAAGCAGCACAATTAGTTTTACACTATACTTAAATAGAATTGAAGACATGAACGTTCTAGCAAACACTACACGAACTGCGCCTCTTATTGAAGATGCTGATTCAAAAAACTATTACCCTGAAGTGGTAAAAAAGGCAGACCGTGAACTTATTAAAGACTTTGGCACCATGTATGATTTAGAGTTTTTATTTAAAGCAGTAAATGGTGAGATGGGTGGGTATACAAGCCCCCTGCGCCTTGCAAAAACAGCAGATGTTGGTTGGTTAAATGGTATGGCAATTGAAATGCACTTAGGTAGAAAACTACGTTACTTGGCACGCATTATAAACATAAGTATTAAACACATTCTTTTTACTGAAAACATGGTTCCAACTTTGTCTATTGTAAGTATTTCAGCACATAGATTCCATGATACAACTACGATTGATGCAAAGTAAGGGGCTATCATGATTCCACTTTCAAGTCGATACGCTGACGGTCTTTTATTAAAGGGATACCACCCTGTTAAAAGTAGTTTTGAAGTAGGGGTTTACCGAGTATTTCCTAACAATGTGTCTGGAGTTTTTTATTACTCTTGGGTTGAGGGGGATAGAATTGATGTTATTGCTAGTAAGTTTTTAGGTGACCCAAATCTTTGGTGGGTGATAATGGACTACAATGACGACATTCACAACCCATTTGAGTTAGTTCCAGGACAGCAACTAAGGATTCCAGTCCATGTCCTATAATCAAAAATACTCATCACGTGAACATAACTCTTTTTCCGTACAGTTCCCTGACTACCCTACTTTTTCCATGCCTGCAAATGAAATGACCTTAACACAAGAAGTCAACACCCATGACATTTTGACTTTAAAGTTCTCTGACTTTGGGTTATTGATGCTAAAAGGCTTAAAAACAGAGTCTCCAGTAATAGTAAATTGGCGAACTTCAAACGGAATAAAAGGAACATTTTTTGGCGGTGTTTACGGTATACAAAGAACTCACGCTATTCAAGCAAGTAAAGAGAGTGAAATTACTTTCTTAGGGTTAACCTTTAAAATGAAAGACTCTAAATCTGGTGTGTGGATAAATAAAACGGTGGCTGACGTAGTACAAGTGATTGTAAAAAGAAACGGATTGAAGGCTGTTGTTAGCGGTCACCCTGCTCGCTACTCTCAAATTACACAACAAGGAGAGAGTGACTGGGAGTTCTTACAGAGACTGGCAGATATGAGTGGGTACACAATTGCTGTAAGAGGAAAAACAATCCTTTTTAGGACTATTGATGAAGTAGTCTCAGAGTCAATTGGTGGGATGCCTATTTTGTTTCAAGAGCAGAATTTTATGCCACCCTTCTCTAGTTTAGAAGAACAGACGCTTGACCGAATAACTCCATTGTACGGTGATTACTTAGAAAACCCTGATTTTCATAACAACTCTTTTAAAATTACTAGGGGTGTTGACCCAATTAAAGCCGTCTCTTTTACAAGCACCGAATCCCCAAAGAATAAACAGCAGGTTAGAAAAACTAGGTCAGAACCTCTTTTCAACCAAGAGTTAACAAATGTCGTTGCTAATACAAAAGAAGTTTCTCAATCTGTTGCAAAAGCAAAGGCTGCTAAAGCACGTTTTAATATCCCAGCAAAGTTTCAAAGCCAAGGGGACCCAAGAATCATGCCTAATTCTTTAGTAGAAGTAGAAGGAGTTTTAGAGGACGCAGATGGTTATTGGTTAGTACATAAAGTTACCCATTACCTAAATGTAAACGGTGTGTATCAATGTAATGGTGTTTTGCTTAGTGACGGAAAAAGCCAAAATTTACGACAAAAGCCTTCTACTAATAAACAGTCAAACTACCCAAGTGTCAATATACCTGCTACGCTAAAAAACCAATCCGCAACAAAAAATTCTCCAACCTATAGAGGACCAACAACTGAGTTCTTTAATGGTAAAGCCAAAACATCAACTGGAAAGTGGGCTTAATCATGGCTTATGAATACGCAATTAGTTTTCCTTTTCGCTTAGATAGTTATGGTGATGTTGCCAAAACAAAAGACCCTAGTAAAATTTGGGCTGACAGAATCACTTCTGTAATTGGAACTATGGTTGGTGAAAGAGTGGCGCGTCCTTCTTTTGGAACAAAGATTGCCAATCAATGGCTAAATGGCTTGAGTGGTATCCAGGGGGATATGGAAGCAGAAATTCGACAGGCTTTTATAGAGTTTCTTCCTTTGGTAACGCTTTTAGAAACTTCTTTTGAGAACGACGATGCAAACGGGTCTCTTAAAGTTATACTTACTTACTCATTACCAAACGATAAAGAAGAAACTACTGTAATTGCTCTTGTCAGTATTGGCAACAAACAACCTCAGTATCAGGAGAACATCTAATGGCAATTAACGAAGTCCCAGTAACAATTGACTACACAAGTAGAGACTATGAAGCCCTTCGTGAAGAATTAATTGCGAGAATTAAAGAAAGAATTCCTGAATGGAATGGGGCAGACAACAGTGACTTTGGCGTAGTTTTAGCAGAAGCCTTTGCGTATCTTGGGGACGTTGCTAACTACTACATTGACCGTATTGCAAATGAGTCTTTTTTATCAACCGCAACTCAACGTGAGAGCATTTTAGCAATTGCTGAAACTTACGGGTATATTCCTTCTGGTTATAAAAACGCATCAGTAGACGTAACTTTTTACAATAACTCTGGTTCTGCTGTTACGGTTCCAACAGAAACTAGAGTATCTGGTGAAGTAATTGCTAATGACACTGTAGAAACAGTAACTTTTACAACAACAACTAGCGTTATTGTTCCTCCGTTTGCTAATCAAGCACGAGGTGAAGCGGTAGTTCTTGCGTATCAAGGGGAGTTAAACACAATTGAAACAGCAAATGTTTATGGTGCTTTACTAGGGACTTCTGATGCGGAACCTTCTCAAACATTTCTTGTTCAAGATTTTCCAGTTGTTTCCGACAGCAT